GTGAAGAATCGCTTTGGTCCACATACAGCAGATGCCTCGAAATGGGCTACACTATTTGTTAACTTTGCTTCCTGTCAGATTGGAGATCAAGATGCACAAGGCAGAGCATACTTGCGAGTCTGATGGCGAATAAGAACGGACGCAAAGGTTCTCAGTTTGAGACAGATGTAATGAAATGGTTACGCAGTAAAAGCGTAATAGCAGAACGTCTGACGAAAGCTGGGGCAAAGGATGAAGGTGATATGGTTGTTATCATATCTGGAGAAACCTACATCCTTGAACTCAAGAACAGGCAGACCCTTTCCCTGCCTGAGTTCTGGAGAGAAGCACAAGTTGAGGCGCTTAACTACGCAAAGGCACGAGGTATCGGGGAAGTCCCTCTGTCTTATGTTGTAGTTAAGCGTCGCAACGCATCAATAGATCAGGCTTGGGTAATCCAAGACTTAACTCAATGGCTAAAGGAGAAACAGTAATGCCAGTACCAGAAGGCGTAATCACAACATCAGAGATACTAGTACCAGTAGAAGAAGTAGTTGAAGATTCAACTACTGAAGAAGAGGATGATGATAGTACGACTGAGCAAGGATGAAGTAAGAGTTTGTACGCTGCTTGCTACAGAGCGTTGGCTTGCTAAGTATGGTTCAGTAGACAGACCTAACTATGCAGAGGGTAAGAAGAACGGCTACTTAGAGCACGAACTTCTTGCCAATGTCCGAGCCAACGTCTCTGAGTGGGCGGTTGCATCTCTTACTGATACCTCTTGGAATGTACCGTGGTATCCCAATGACTTACATCCTCGTCGGGCTAAGTTGCCTGATGTGGGTAATAACTTTGAGGTACGTACGGTACGCACACGTGATTCAATTCCATTTTGGAATAAGGATAACGGCAAGATCATAGTAGGCACAAAGATTCTTGATGAAGATTATTACTCACAGGTTGAAGTTTATGGTTGGTGCAACCCTGAAGAGTATGCAACGTCCCAGTACAGGGATGAGACCATCAGTGGATGGCGTGTACCAGTAACAGAGTTGAAGGAGTTCTAATGAAGATAATGAGAGAGCCAGTTTTTTCCCATAATGATCGTGGCTTTAGTATTAAATTAATGGAGTGGGATACCTGTGATTATATGTTTAATATACAGGCATTTGGTAGAGACTTTGGTTGGAGAATATACAAAGGGAATCCAACCCCACTAGAGATTCTCGAATGGGAATCAGGTTTTCAGGATGATGAGATTATTGAGGAAGCAATATGATTTGTAATAACTGTACGGATGCAGGTGTAGAAAACTCAGTAGCCCATTACAAACGTGCTGCTAAGTATCACGATAAGTGCAACGACAAGGGGTGTGTATGCCAGCACAAGACTGGTCCAGGGTACGTAAAGCGGGAGGGTTCAAAGGTCCCGTTGATGCAAACACAATCCCCATAGGAGCAATCGTTCTTCACTACGGTGGGGAAGTAAGAGAAGGTAGGAGCGCATCTGTTAGATGCTGCATCCATCCAGACAAAAGGCGTAGTGCTGTCATCAATACATACGACAACCTATTCTTTTGTCACACCTGTGGAAAGGGTGGCAACGCAGTAAATGTTGTCAGTATCATAGAGAACTTGGAGTTTAAGGATGCACTCAAAAGAGCAGTTGAAATCGCTACTGGAAGCGGTCACACATTACAGCAAAAACCTGGACGAAAAGGCGCTGGCCTACCTCGAAGGACGTGGAATATCTGAAGATGTTGCCCAACAGTTTTCGTTGGGTGTTGTAACAGATCCCATCAATGGTCACGAAACGCACGCGGGCTGGCTTTCTGTGCCCTATCTGACCGCACTTGGTATGTGTGTGGGGGTAAAGTTTCGCAGACTAGATGATGGCAAGCCTAAGTATGGTGCACCAGCAGGACAGAAGGGTCACCTGTATAACGTTGCTGACATCACCATTGATTCATCTGTTGTAGTTGTATGTGAAGGTGAGTTAGATGCGGTAGTTGTATCAGGTATCTTGAACTTACCAGCAGTGGGAGTACCAGGAGTGCAGGCTTGGAAGCCACACTTTAATAAGTTATTTACAGGCTATGACACCGTGTACATAGTCGGTGACAATGACATCAAGGAAGATGGCACCAATCCTGGGGCAGAGTTCTCTCGTCGTGTGTCACAAGAGGTAATGAACTCACGTATAGTATCCTTACCTCCATCAATGGACATCAATGACTTCTACCTTACGCACGGTAAGGATGAGGCGTTGAAATTATTTGGAGGCGTTTGATGTATGACGATGACCGAAAGAGACTGGGCCACGATAGTACAGACTTTGCAGCATTTGGGCTTTCAGATCCTTTCCGTGGATACGCAAAGCGAAGTGCTAACAATACGTCCAATGCCAGTAAGAATTTAGATAACAAGTTTATTGCTGATGTATGGGAAGTATTAGATGCAGCAGGTAACCTGCTCATCAAGAAGCATAAGGACTACGGTCCAACTAACATCAGTCTGTCCCCTGGTGGACCATTGAATGGTCTGCGTGTGCGTATGCACGACAAGACAGCACGCATCAATCACTTGGTTGATAGTGGTGCAACACCTGAGAACGAATCACTACGAGATTCCTTTATTGATCTGCTTAATTACAGTGCTATTGCACTGATGGTATTGGATGGTAAGTGGCCTCGTGACTGATCCACACCCAATCCTTGCTGACCTTGTGCCTAGCGTAGTGACCATTGTTCATCGTCGCTATCGTAAGTATGTAGATCGTGCTGACTTAACGCAAGAAGCATACGCTTGGTTGATGACACGCGTGTCCTACTTCAACGGTTTACTTGAAGAAGAGGATGATACAAAACGTCTCATCAATCAGAAGCGTATAGCATTTCAGATGCGCCGTTCTCTTGAACGTTATGCTCGCAAGGAGAAGGCTACTAGATCTGGATACCAGACCAATGATGAGTCCTTCTATGACGTTACTACTATTGCACGTTTGTTACCATACATTATCGCAAGCGTGGTCAATGATACCGCCATTGAACAGGCACAAAACCTTATCAATGATGGCACACCACGCAAGCCTGCAGCCCCCGCAGAAGGTGGCAACCTGTTGGCTACGCTGATTGATATCAAGAAGTCTTATGAGTTACTAGATGAGGACGAGAAGAATATCTTGCGCCTTCGATACCACGAGAACTACACACTGCAACAGTTAAGTGAGGCAACAGAGTGTGCTATCTCCACTGCTGATCGCAGATGTTCTAATGCATTACGAAAGATACTTAACTTTATGGGAGGAGAGTCGCCTTACCAATGATGTATGACTATCGCTGTCCTGACTGCAAGGCAGAACTTACTATTGAACGTAGCATCCACGAAGAACCACGTGAACCATCCTGTTTTGACTGCCACATACCTATGATACGCAAGTGGGATGCACCGTCTATCACATTCAAAGGGAAGGGATTTTACTCTACTGGTGGATAGTGCTATACTTTAATCACTGACAGGCGACCGCCTGTTGAGTGCTGGCAACAAGCCTTAGTCTAAATGACTAGGGCTTTTTGTCTTTGGAAAGCAAAGAACCCCACCACAGGAAGGGTTTGCGATGAGGTTCTTGCGTCCGAAAGGAGGAGATGCACTTATAGTGTATCAGTACCAGCCTCTTCTGTTGCTATGTTGGAGAGCGCGACACGCAGATTTTCCGTAGCGATGACCAATGTATCGTAGACCGTGAAGGATTTGTAATTCAGGTTGTCCACTACGTTCTCTAAGGAGTTGAGCAATTCCGTAAGCCGTGCTTCTGGGGTTGTCTGCGAGGTGGTCAAACCTGCTCTCACGGGTCCATAAGGTGACAAGGCACCTGATCTGCTGCTGGTTGTAACCGAGTGCTCGTGCGTAACTGACTGCAAGTGCCTTGTTCTCACGCTTCTCCTCCATTGTCGCTTTCGTCCTCATACTGATCGTTGGTTTCGATAACTCTGTGGGAGATTCCTTTTGGGGTTCTAATACCCACAGTAAGCACAGTATTACCATCAATATCAATCCATTTAGCGCCAAGCGTTTCATCGTGAGCCTTCTCCAATTCTAACAATTCCTTGTACGTTTCGGGGTAGGCCTGAGCCAACCTGACAAGAGCGCGATCTCTTGCCCGTCTGTAATTGCGTTGTCGTACCGCTTGGTTAGCAGCACCACGCAATCTCTTTTCATTTTTCATTGTTCGTCTTGTCCTCCCACACTATCAAGG